CTCCCATTCATTGTCTATGGATGGGGAGATTTTTCATATTGAATCGGTAAATGTGCCCTTTCCTGACGAACCTAGAGTAGAATATGAGATCGAATTCTACGCAAATTATGTGCAATGGGCTAATAAATGGGATAATTTCGTACTTTGTGAGGCTGGAGTGATCCGAGGAGGTAATTATACCTGGATTACAGAAGCGATGGACCGTCTCGCACCACGAAATGTCTACTCTCTCGCACTATGTGAGAACATTCATAGCAAATTTAAGAGTGATTTTGTCTCTTTGTACTACGATGACAACACTCAAGACCTCCATTTTTGGTGGGAACGACCAAATAATCATTGGAAGTACTATAATAAATAAGAAATAGAGATAGAAACCTCTCTAAAAGTTCTTTTTTAAGAACACAACGGAGGATTTTATGTCAAATCACCCAGTGCCTGATCAAGGTAAGGACTTCATTGAGTCTGGAATGACATTAATTACAGATACAAAGTCCGATAAGTACTTGAATATGCTCAGGGAGGTCAGTTATGACCACCTAAATGACATGAAACGTCAAAATTCTCTTCATGAATCAATTCGTAATGATGAAGATTATGACGATTGGACGTATGGCACCGAGCCTACTTACGGTCAACCTTGGAAAAAGTGATATAGATAGTAGATACTATTAACTTTCTCCCCAAAACATGGCTCTTGTAGATAGACCAAGGCGTTCAGTAGCATTCAGGGATATTAGTTTTCAGTTTTTGAAACATCCCGTAACGGATGATATTGGCGCCTTTTCAAATGAAGCTGCTATTAAGAGATCGGTTCAAAATTTAGTAAGAACCAGGTATGGTGAGAGGTTCTTTGAACCTCTTTTGGGAAGCACTGTTGAAGATTCTTTATTTGAAACTGCTGATGAATTTACTGCAGACAGTATTGACTCATCTATTGCAAACTTATTAGAAAATTTTGAACCCAGAATTACTAATATTGAAGTAAGAACTGCATATCCAGTTGATAGTAATGAAATTTCTGTTAATGTGAGATTTGATATTCGTGGATTAGATCGACCACAGCAGGAAATAGACTTCATCTTCCAATCGACTAGAGTGTAATGGCTTTTAATCAGTTTACAAACTTAGATTTTGGCACCTTAAGGGAGCAAATCAAGGACTATTTACGTGTAAACAGTAATTTTACTGACTTTGACTTCGAAGGATCTAACTTTTCGATCCTAATCGACCTCTTAGCGTATAATTCTTACATTACTGCCTACAATACCAACATGGCAGTCAATGAATGCTTCCTTGATAGTGCAACTTTGAGGGAAAATGTTGTTGCACTTGCTAGAAACATTGGTTATGTGCCAAGATCTACCAAATCTGCTCGAGCAACTGTCAATTTTGCCGTAGATTTGGGTACTAATGACACTAGAATTGTTACTTTGAAAGCAGGACAGGTTGCTTTGGGTAATCAAGCTGGTGGAGAGTACATTTATTCCATTCCTGACGACTTTGTTACTACTGTTGATAACAGTAACTTTGCAAATTTCGATAATTTGGACATTTATGAAGGAATTTTTCTGACAAAAAGGTTCACGATTGATTATTCTCAACCAAATCAGAAATTTATTCTTCCAAACCGTAATGTTGATGCTTCTTCTGTTAGAGTTACAGTAGAATCCAATATTATTGAGACGTATGACAGATATACCAATATTTTAAACGTTGATTCTTCTTCAAGACTGTTCCTTCTTCAGGAAGTTGAAGATGAGAGATATGAAATTCTGTTTGGTGATGATATTTTAGGAAAAAAACCACCTGCAGGAGCAACTGTTACAGTTACCTATATTGTAACTAATGGATCTCTTGGAAATGGTGCTGCAAACTTCTCATTTGTCGGAATTTTGAAGGATGACACCGATACTACCCTAACTTCTGGTATTGGTCCCATTACTACCGTCCAATCTTCCGAAAATGGAGACGATATTGAGGATATCAGTTCAATCAAGTATCTGGCACCTCGTATCTACTCCTCACAGTACCGTGCAGTGACGGCAAACGACTATAAAGGTATAATCCCCTTCGTATACCCTAACGTTGAATCTGTGACCGCCTACGGGGGTGAGGAGTTGGATCCACCCGAGTATGGAAAAGTCTTTATTGCTATTAAACCAAGAAATTCTTCCTTCCTATCTCAGGTTACAAAGGATGATATCCTTAGACAACTAAAACAATATTCTATTGCTGGTATTAAACCAGAAATTATTGATCTCAAGTACATGTACGTTGAACTTGATAGTACTGTTTACTATAATACGAACTCTATTACCGATCCAACAGATTTAAGGACAAAAGTATTCAATACACTTACTACGTATTCCAAAACTTCTGATATTAACAGTTTTGGCGGAAGATTTAAGTATAGTAAAGTTGTTGGACTGATTGATGATAGTGATGGCGGTGTTACATCAAACATTACTAGAGTTAGGATGCGTAGAGACATCAATCCTGAAATTAATAATTTTGCAACTTATGAATTATGCTATGGAAATGCCTTCTATCAACAATGCGATGGATATAGTGTAAAATCCACTGGATTTACTGTAAGTGGAATTCAAGGAACTGTATATCTTGGTGATATTCCTATTGATGATGAAAGAGGAAGATTAGTTCTCTTTAGGTTGGAAAATAATGAACCACTAATCGTTAAAAACAATGCTGGTACAGTCGATTACGTCATTGGAGAGATTAATTTAGAAGTATTAAATATAACAGGAACGTCTTTGGAAAGTGGACTGATTCAAATTGAAGCAATTCCTCTTTCTAATGATATTATTGCACTGAAAGATTTGTATTTGCAAATAGACGTTGGAAACAGCAAAGTCACAACACTTCCTGACGTTGTTTCTTCTGGTGAAAACTTATCTGCTACCCAGTACGTTACTACTTCTAGCTACGCAAGCGAAACCAAGTATACACGATAATTCAAAATGTCCGACAAATTACCATCAGCAGAGATCAAGAGGGTAAAGGTATCTCATTTTATTGAGTCCCAAATTCCCCAGTTTCTAAATGAAGAATCTCCTTTGTTTAAGGAGTTTCTGGAACAGTATGCTTATTCGCAAGAACATAAAGGTGGTGTTGAAGACCTTGCTACCAATATCTCAAATTATAAGCAAATCGCTGCTTTTAATAATGAAACCTTAATTCCATACACCGCACTAACGCAATTTATTTTTGCTGGTGATGACACGATTAATGTTCTGTCCACAAAGGGTTGGCCAGACGCATATGGATTATTGAAAATTGATAATGAGATTATCACATATACATCTAAGACTGATACTTCTTTTGTTGGATGTGTTAGGGGATTTAGTGGTATTGATCAAATTTCTAGGGAAGATGCGTCGGAATTCTTAAACTTTGCATTGACAGATGCAGAGGAGCATCAACCAGGAAAACTTGTATACAATCTAAGTAATCTATTCCTACAAAAGTTTTTTGAAAAGTTTAAATCCGAGTTCTTACCTGGATTTGAAAATAGAAGTTTTATCAGTGGTGCTAATGTAAGTACTATTCTTTCCAGAGCAAAAGACTTTTATTCTGCAAAAGGAACAGATCAATCTTACCAGATTCTTTTCAAACTTTTATATGGTAAGGACATTGATATTATCAAACCAATTGACTATACTTTAATTCCTTCCGCTAACTCATATTTTAGAACAAAGAATATTCTTGTAGAAAACCTTTTTGAAGGTAATCCACTCGACACTGTTGGGAATTCTTTAGAACAAAGTATTGCTGGAGTTGGTACAGTCTCCGCATCAATCTATAATGTTGAATACAGACCCGTTGATGATAAAGATTTTTATGAAATTTCTTTAGACTCTACTTCCTTTACTGGAAATTTCCAAGTACCAGGTAAAACAAGAACTTTAGAAGTTATCAATCAAAATTCTGATAATATTCTTGTAGACTCTACTGTTGGATTTGCTCAAGCTGGAACTCTCTTAATCAAACCAACTGCAGAATCTAACTTCATTGAAGTTTCCTATACTGATAAAACTCTAAACCAGTTTACTGGAGTTAGTGGAGTTACAACTTCACTTGAATTTGGTGCAAGTATTTTTGAAGATAAA